ACAGAATCAGCATACCAAAGTTCTATAATCACAGATATTCTATTACTGAGTTCTTTATTGACTGATGTATCTGAAATGGCATCAGCTACCAGTAATACTGTATCGGATTTGATGGCTGACGTGGCGGCAGAGTCAGCTATGCAGAGTTCTATTATTACAGACATTCTGTTATTGAGTTCTTTATTGACTGATGTATCTGAGTTCGCCAGTATAGAATCAGCATATCAGAGTTCCGTTATAACTGATATTTTGGTGTTAAGTTCTTTGATTACTGATGTGTCAGAAACAGACTCAGCAACTAGTGCTCTTTTGTCGTTGGTATCTAATGAAACATCAGCGGTATCCAATGTAGCATCCGAGGCACGGGCCAGTGTTACGGTTAATACGACCGAGATAGATGCTGTATCAGATATGCAAAGTTCAATAATAACAGATATTATAGCACTTGATAATGATGCGACATCCAGTCAAGCTAGTACGAAAATTGTTAGTACGGCTTCAATACTTGTTGGCTATAAAAAAATCACCTTGGCGGATGGTACTTCGTTTAGTTGTGTGGCGTTTGTCACAAGCGTCTCGTAAATAATTTACCGGGGCGGGGTTCCCTTGTTTGGATACAGGTGGAACCCCAAGCCGGTTTACCTGTATCCAAGAAAGGATGGATGATGAGGATAAAACAAATGATATGTGGGTTGGCAAATTTTAAAACCCGCATAGCAAATAAATATGGTTTTGTCCCGTATACAACTCCTGATGAGCCAGCAGTTGCGTTTGGTGTATATCATCAAACTACAATAGATAAAATATTACATTCTAATGAATTGACAATTATCGTGTGGGCCGGGACTGACGTTTATGATTTCTGTTTTAGGCCGCACGTGTTAGATTATACTGGTATAACACAAAAGAAGAATGTTCGACATGTTGCTATATCAAAATGGATTTCAAATGATTTAAGTAAATGTGGAATTCCACATATTTGCTTGCCAGTAAACGTGGTAAGCATTGATAAAGGAAAGTTTAAACCGGTTCCATTAGGTACTAAAATTTATTGTTATAGTTTTGCATTGCGGCCCAATTTATACGGCAGGGCAGTAATAGATGCTGTAAAGAAAAAGTTATCGGATATAGAATTTATTGATATTAATAATCCGACCAACACAGCTAATCTGCCATTTGCGTCTGATAAAATGTCGGAAGTTTATAAACAATGCTTTATAGGATTGCGGCCTACAGTACATGATGGCTGTTCCAATACAGTTGTTGAACTCGGTTTGATGGGGCGAAGATGTATCCATAATGGTTGGCTCCCAGGTAGTATTCCTTGGAATAGAGTGGATGATATAGTAAAAAATATTAGGGAAGAACAAAAGAAGATTGGTAGTATAAATAATCTCTTGGCGAAGCAGACGGTTAAGTATATTGATGTTCCTGATGATTGGTTATACACGGATTTTTGGAAATGAATAGAAAAGAATTTTATAAAAATCAAGCTAAAAATGTCCGTATCACTCCAAGGAAGCAAATGATTCTGCAATATGTGATGCCATATCTACGACCCGATTTAACGGTATTAGACGTTGGGTGTGGTGATGGCTATATAGCGAATTGTATGAATATATTCTCTAAGGTTACGGCTTTTGATGGTGACGTTACTCATCAGAAACAGCGGTATCCTAGAGTGAATTTTGTTAGTGGAGATTGTTTCCTTGATTTACCTGATGAACAGTATGATATTGTCGCTGTTTTTGACGTATTAGAACATGTACCTAGTGTAGAAAGAGCTATTGACTTATTTGTTGGAGTTAGTAAAAAGTTTATTGTTTTTAATCAGCCGGATCAAGAAGATAAAAGTCAGCCGTTTGACAGGGTAGTTACTCCCATAATGTTAATGGGACGAATGAAAGAACGTGGTTTTACGGCTATCGAACTAAAGCATATCAAACTCGGTCCAACCGAGTCGTATAATTTTATGGTGTTTAGGAAAGACGAAACATACCGGAGTAGCTGGTATTAACCTGTATCCAAATGAAAGGAAAATTATGAAGGTAGCTCATTTTTTAAACTTTGCTCCCAACATGGCCGGGATTTATGGAACGGCTAAGGATTTGGTCGTGGCTGAACGTAGACAGGGCATTGACGCACAAGCTATTGACTATGGTAATGGTCTGAATCCTCCGCAACGCCATAGTCGGGTATGGTGTAAGGATGGGGAAATCGAGACGATTAGTCCTGAATGGGCGTTGGATGCCGATCTTATAGTTCGACATTCGGCACTTCCACAGAAAATATTTGACGCACACATGCCTATTGTGATGCCGCTTCATGGAGCACCGGAATACACGTTTATGCTAGAGCATAACGGTGTTACAAGGGTATATAAAGAACTCCTTGTGTCTATGAAGAATCCAGATTATAAAGCATTGGTTACTTTTTGGAAAGAAAATTTATTCTATTGGGAAATACTGTTTCCGAATAAGAAGATTTTTTATGTCCCGGCGTCTGTTGATCTTGATAAATTTAATCCGTTGGGAAAATTATATGCGTTTGAAAAGCCCGGTAAAATCAATATCGTAATAGCCGGAGTATGGAGAAAGGAATATACTACTCCCTATTCTGTAATGTTTGCAGCGGCTAATTTCGTAAAGAAGTATTGTCCAGAGGCCAGAGTCCATGTATTTGGTCTTCCGATGGACAATAAAAAATACCCAAAAAATGACGGTCCGGTTAATCATACGATGCTGGCATTACAGAGAGCTAATTTAGTAAGTAGGTGTTATCGTATAGTTCCTAATCTTGATGAAATTTATCGCTCTGCTGATATGGCCGTAACACAACACACTGTTGCTTCACGTACAGTACGAGAGACACTGGCGAGTGGATGTCCGTTAGTAGCAGCAGCCGGGAATAAGTATACTCCTTATACGGCGGACCCGCGTGATACAGATGGATTTGCAGATGCTATATACAGGTGTTATAAAGATATTCTCGAAGATCGCAAAGCGGTTCGTGATAAAGCACGTGCAACAGCAGAGCGAGAGTTTAATTTAAATAGAGTTGGAAAAGCGATGAAACGTGTATTTGAGTGGACATTGGAGAACAAATGATATACGAGCGAAAGAATAAAAAACGGCCAAAATGTGTAAACTGGCGATTCGCAACATCACTTTGTTTTCAACCATCTGTATTTAAATTATGTAAAATATGGTGGCGAAGATTAGGGTTTGGGTGGGGGTTTATATTGCGAATATACCCATTTCAATTTAAAATAGAGTATAGGAGATTGTTAAATGGCTGAACCGACCTCAGCACTGTCATATAGAGAATTGATTACTGAAGTGGCTAGAGTGGCCGGTTGTGCTTATTATGGTACTACTGGACTATTGCCGGCAATGCCGCCTATTGATAATAATGCATTTGATGAGATTAGGGGTATTGTTAATCGCGGTATAAAAATGTTTATTGCTAATGCTCCTATCAATGGATGGAAATGGAGACATCGTAAAATGTCGGTGACTTTTGCTCCGTCTTTCACTGGAACGGCTACAGCCGGTGGGGCTACTTCATTGACGGATGATGACATAGCTGGTGATTATACTGATGATTATTTTCTTGGTTTTACTATTGGGATAACAGCGGGGACGGGTATTGATGAAACGGCTGTGATTACAGGTTATACTGGTTTGACCGGTAGATTTAATTTCACAGCTTTGTCCGGTGGGAGCACACCTGATACAACCAGTCAATATCGTATTTCTCGGTCAACTGCTGTAGTTACATCAGACCCGGCACGGTATCAGTTGGATGAGGATTTCGGAGCGGTAGAGAGTCAAATAAAATATGCTGCTAATAGTAATCGAGGTAATAAAATACAATGGTGTGATGAATCTACTATAAGAGCTTTACGAGCAATTGTAGTTCAGACTGGTACTCCTAAATTGGCAGCTATCCGGCCTTATGGAACCAGGCGTTTTGAAATGATTGTAGACCCTACACCAACGGCGGCGGATATTGTTGAATTTATGTATAAAGTAATTTTTGATAAACTTGACGGTGAAACTGGAATAGCTACTGGTGGATCTACTACCACTCTCGTAGATAGTAATCAGGCTTATAGATACGCTGACGATCATTTTCTTGGCTGGACACTTACGATATTAGCAGGTACGGGTGCGGGAGAATCAACGGTGTTGACGGGTTCTACCAGTTCTTCAGGAACATTTACTTTTGCCCTTAATGCGATTACTACACCAGATGCAACTTCAGTGTATATGGTTGAACCGGCCAGTAATCTTCACCCAGCCGGTATTGAATTCGATGATGTTATTTTGGCGGCTTGTCGAGCAACGGCACAGATGGAATTGGAAGACGCCGAAGGTGATAATTGGATACAGTATTATTATAATAGTGCTTTGCCGTCGGCACATAAGATAGACGCAAAGTTGTCACCGCGTAGGTTGGTGAGAAGTAAAGGCATCAAACATGAACGTACATGGGATGATGTCACGTATACTTAATGTAACCCGTAAGAAGGGCGATAGCCTTTTGGGAAAAGAAAGAGAAAGGAAAACGTAATGAGTATGAACCCAGCAACATTTTTAAAAAATTGTGATAGGATTATCACAGGTCAGGGGTTTAAAAGAATAATTCCTGGTATCACGCTTGCTTCGCTAAGGACTTCGGGTGGTCTTGATTTAGAAGCTGGCACTTCAATGAAGCGAGCATCTTTAGAAACTCATTTTGAGGGTGTAGCTTCGGCTGCCGGTGAAACAGATGGTGGATCGTTACAGTTTGTAATACCACGTGATTATGATCAGACTGTTGATAAGTTGAAAGTTAGATTTTTAGCACAATCGGCTGGTACGGATACACCGACCATTGATGCGGCTTTGTATCGTAAACGTGCGGGTGTGGCTATATCAACGGACTTGAATCCGACCATATCAGCAGCGATTAATTCCGCTACGGATTTAGCTGATTGGGTAGAAATCAATTGTGATAGTCTCAGTTTACGTCCCGGTGACGCGATTCATATGGATCTTACATTTGGTACACACACTAGTCACGATGCTAACATTTATGCACTTGAAGTTGAATATCATAGCGATCTTGTGTATTATGATTCAACGGATAGAAGTTAATGGTTATTTTATTCCCGATTAAAGGTATTCATAGGGGTGGGGTAACATCGTTACTCCCCCCTTTTACTACGACTGATATGAATAACATGCGGCCCTATGATACGCTCGACAACCGGGCACGCGGTGGTCAACGCCCCGGTTTGGTTAAGTGGGGTGATGGAGATTTACTTGGCGGGGCCGAGTTGCCAGTAGTGGCTATGTGTATTGTAACTTCGGTGGCGTGATAGATGGCTAGTTATTATGATTATTTTGCTACAGTTGCTACCGATCTTGTCGTAGGATCGGTCTATACAAGGGCCGGTGTATTCTTTACTATTACTTCTTGTTTTAATCTTCCAGATAGTACATTAAGCTTGTTTAACGCCACGATAACATTAGGCACTATTCTTCCAAATACTAATTATTATTATGGGCCGAGTGGACCACCCGGCGACCTCCCTCGTAATATGAAAACAGGGTTGTTTACTACACGTGCAGAAATAATTACTGAATGTACTGATGCTGATTCAGGTTTGCAATTAACTTCTGTAAGTGGAATTGGAACTATGGTTGGGGGCACTTATTATCAACTTTATGCTACAGCACCATATACTGCGATTTTAACACCGACAAAAACAAATTATTCATTTGTTCCGCCATCTTTTATATATGTTGGTTTAACACAAAGTGTGGTTACTGGAACTGTGGGGACATCTCTTTTACCGGCTAAACCAATAACCCCAACACCCACGCACTTAGATACAGGAATTATACTAGGAACTGCACAGATTAGTTGGGTTGATGGCGGTAGAACAGATGATTTCGATGTGTGGTTTGGACCGTCTGGTAGTATGGCTTTAAGGTCATCCGGTCAAGCAGGACTCACGTGGTCTATACCAGCAGGAACGTTATCTTATGGTGTGGTTTATCAATGGCGAATTGATGCTAACAACGCTTACGGAACAACAACTGGAGATGTTTGGTCGTTTACATCGTTAGTTTTTGCCCCGCCCTATGCGAGCGGGGACGATCCTTCCGGTGATGGAACTCCGGGAATAGGCGGCGGTGAGTTTGGTGGTGTGGGCGGTACGAATTTTATGAGAACGGTTAAACGTTTAGTAGCCGCAGCAAATAATACCATATTCTTTCAGGATGGATAATGGCGGTATCATTAAGCGATCAAGTTACTACCAGACGTTTAGTAGCAGCGTGTAATAATTTAATAGGATATGAGGACGTGGCAGGTTCATTATTAGCAGTAACCGGATCAAGCGGCGATATAGACACGACCGATCAACTTCAATTATTTAGTGGGTTTCAAAAAGCGTTCGTGGTGAATGGGGCTAATCTCAAGGTTGTTGATTTTGTAAACACAAGATTAACTTCTGAGATACAGATTGTAGCTAATATTCCTTCACACGGGGATATATTAACCCAAGATTCCACTAATGCTCAAATGAACGTTGATTATATTTATTATAATACTACAACGTTGGATCATTATGTATATGGATATACATTTTCTGGCACATTTGATGACGCACATGACATTAAAGATGCAGATGCTAATGTCATAATAACCGCAGCTAATCTTTCGGCGGTAGATGAAGCTACTACTATGCCGCATTGGTATGACTGGACTCCATATAATAACAACACAACGACTTATGGATCAATGCCGAAAAAGGCCTATTTAGGTTGTTTATATCGTGGTCGTCCAGTGTTGGGCGGGAATCCAGCTTATCCCTATCAATGGTATATGGCACGCCAGAATAATCCTTGGGATTGGGCTTATACAAAAAATGATGCACAATCACCCGTGGCTGGTGGTAATAATGATGCCGGTGAAATAGGTGATATATTACGAGCACTTATATCATATAAGGATGATTATCTTATATTTGGATGTGCTAGTTCGATGTGGTATTTAAGTGGTGATGCTACTTATGGCGGTATTCTAAATGAACTTAGTTTAACAACTGGTATTTATGGAGCACGAAGTTTTTGTTGGGATGATGAAGGTAATTTATGGTGGTGGGGTAAGAACGGTATTTATAAATCTAATATACCGTCACAACCTGTAAACGTATCGGCCATAGATTTACCAAGATTAGTCAAAGACGAGGCTGTTAATCCTAGTACACATCGTATAACAATGGAATTTGATAGGGACCGCCAAGGCATTAAAATTTCTATAGTAGTTTTAGCAACTGGGGCTAATTCTGATTATTGGTATGATTTAAGGACTGAAGGATTTTCTCCCGAGAGTGCCAGTAATGAACATGGTGCTTATTCCCTTTTATATTATGATTCAAACACACCCGGCCTTTCGGGATTACTAGTCGGATGTAGAAATGGATATGTTTATAATCTTGATGATAGTGCACCCGACGATATTGGTGGGGCCGATAATGCTATATCTATAAATAGCTATGTATCACTTGGTCCTATTATTATGGGACAATCAGGTAAACAAGGAAAGATAATCGGATTAAACGCAGTTACCGCTGGTGGTGCAACTGGTGGTACTCAATCTGATTCGGACGATATAAATTTTAAAGTGTTTACGGATTTAGCGGCAGAAACAATAATTGAAAGAATGGCGGCAAACATAAATCCTAATTTTGCTGGTGTAATTAAATCACCTGGTAGGCAGCGGGGTGGAACTAAACGTCAAAAGGCTAAAGGAGCGTTTGGTGGTGTGCGTTTGGAAAATTCTAATACTGGTGAAACTTGGGGTTTTGAAAAGCTGGATATAAGTGTAATACCAGCAGGGAGAATACGGTAATGGCAAACGGTTGGGGTGGTAATGGCGGTGCTATAAGTGGATGGGGTAGTACTGGTGGTGTCGGTGGCGGGTCAATAATGGGATCATTTCAGCAGGCACAACAAGAGGCAATACGGGCTAATCTTGAACGTTATAAACAGGGATTGGCTATATACGATGAAATAATTGGTCGTTATAAAAAGGGCGGTGGTTTTGTTAAGGGTGCTGAGGCTAAACTTGAACGGGCTAAAAAGAAAGATGTGGCGGCTGGTATGCAGAGCTTGGTTAGTTCTGGTCTTGCTGGTACAACTATGGCAGCAGGACTTGGTAGGAGATGGGAAGAAGAAGTTGGCGAACCAGGTAGACTTAGTATAGCAGATATAGCTGGGCAACGAATGGCTCAAGCCCAGGTAGGCAAGGCTGGGTTTATCGAGCGTCGGCAAGACATCGGCCCCGATCCTGGGTTAGTTAGTCAGTTATTGCAACAGATAGGAACACA